TATAGAGTAACCAAATATTTCAGCCCACCTAAAAGTACTTGTTCCTAAATCTGCTGCAAAATTTGTGATAGGTCTAACAGTACTACCAAAAGTTGCTCCTCCACTAAACGTAGCACTTGTACCACTTAAAGCACCTGTAAGTGTACCACCTGTTAAAGGTAGGTAAGCAGATAGGTCGCTTGTAAGGGCTAAAGTACCTGTCGCACTTGGAAAAGTATATTGATAATTATTACTTGTATTAAATATTAAACTACCACTACCACCTGCTGCTAAACTTAAAATTAATCCTGTTGTTGTTGCACCAATACCTGTATAACCACTTGAACTAACATTTGTTCCGTGTTTTATTAAAATAGCAGCATCATTAATTGTTGATGAACTAAATGTCTTTTGACCGCTTATAGTTTGAGTAGTTGCTAAAGTTACATACCCGCTTAAATCGGGTGCATAGTTAGGAATGTTAAAGACTCCTGTTGTTGAGTTATAAGTCGCAGCACCACTTGAACCTGTTGTGGTTAAGCTAATTGCTGCTCTTGATCTTGCATCCGTAAAGTAAAGGTTTGTTCCTTCTGTTACTTGCGTTGTTGTATAATCGCCACTCGTAGCTACAACCGCACCTGTTCTACCAAATACACTTGTAACAGGATAATTAATATCACTTGTCAATGCTATTGTTCCACTTGCGGCAGGGAAGGTAAAAGTCTGTGTACTATTGTTACATAATAATTTTGCAATACTTAAATTATCCCTAAAAATAATATTATTTGTAGTTGCATCTGAATATAAATTAACTGAATCACTACCAAATGTTGCAGGAATTGAACCTTTAGCAATCTTAGCACCATAGTTTATTTGCGTAGGTATTGCATTTGAAAATATTGCATAACCAGAAAAATTACTATTGCCAACAAAATCAGTATTGCCATTTAAAGTTTTATCCCCTGCTATTGTTTGCGTTCCTGTGGTTATTAAACCCCTATTAGAAGCACTTGCACTTGGTATATTAAAAGTATGCGTAGCCGTTGAACTTGATATATTAAAATCAGTTCCGCTTGTTCCTGTCGCTAAAAATTGTACTTGTCTTGTTAAGTTATTTAACGTAGTCAATCCCTTAGAAAAGGTTGTAACTACTTGACATAAATGATTATTCTCTGTGTGTAAAGTAACTGTTCTACCATCTACGTTTACAAAGATTCTAATTGCTATTCTATCTGTTATAGTTAAAACAGTTTGAGCCACAGGGATAGCAAAATAATAAGGACTTAATGTTGTACCATTAGTTAAATACTCGGGAACGCTTTGACTACTTCCTATCAAAGTAAAAGTAGTGCCGTCATATTTATAAAGCTCCGCATAAACATAAGGATTATGCGCATTAGAATTTACACTAAAATAAAACTCACAATTAAAGTTTCCACCTGGCACTTCTAATAAAGCAGGATCATTGGCATCTGTTATGTAACTCGCTACATACCCATTCGCAGAAATAGTAATATCCGTTCCTGCACCGCTTATTGGGTCTTTACTTAATTCTCTATAAGCAACCCCACTTATTGTACCTTGACTTACGCTTGAGTTAAGATAATATGATACCGAACTTCCGCCACCTGTTGATGTTGGGAAATCCGCTAAAGCACCATCCCCTCTTACATATTGAGTAGCATCCCCCGCAAATCCTATATTAATTGTTCCCGCACTTGTAATTGGACTGCCTGTAATTGTTAAAGCATCTCCGCTTTCTGTAACCGCTACGCTTGAAACAGTGCCTGTTGTAGCAAATAAATTAGCTATCTGTAATAACGTAATCTTTTTAGATACCCCTGTTGTTGGGTCGCCTATAATAGTTAAATCAGAAGTTTGTGGCGAAACGCTTGTCGCTAACTGATTAATTTTTTTTGATTCCATTAATAAGTATAATTTGTAGGCACTTGACACCTGTTGTTTATAAATGGTAGATTCAAAGTAATATCACACTTGACGCCTGCTAAAAAATCAGGATCAGATTCCGTAAAATATGTAATTGGAATATTATCCCCGCACGTCCAAGTAACTACCCCGTAATCCTGTGGGTATCTTAACTGCGCAATAAAATCTTGTGCTACCAATGTTTGATCTGATAAAACCTCAGTTTCGTTTGTTTCCTCTGATAGCATCCTATCCATAAAGTAAAAACTAAAATTGTAGTCTATTTCTTTAGCGCCTATCGTTGCACCCGTTAACGTAAAAAACATTGCAGGATAAGTAACCTCGCCATTGCTTAAACGTTCCCAGACATCGCCAAAATAAACAAAATTAATCTGTTCGTGGTCGTTTCCTATCTTTGTCAGTTCGTTGACTATTTGGTTTAATGTCATTCTTTTTTGTTTTTTCCAAATAAACTTTTAGCTTATTTTGGTTTTTTATAGTTACTTGTTTACTCATATTAGCAGCATCCGATATTACCCTGATACCTTTCCTCGAAAGTTCTTTTACGTTTGCCATCGTAATCATCATCATTGCAACAAGCATCTCCTAAATACATTGAAACTGTGTAACCTTCATTATCCGGTTTGATTGAATCAATGCCGCTACCAAAGTTTAGGTAGTTAGGATATAAGGCATTGTTTTGTTTTAGGTATTTAATTAACCTTTGCTTGTAAAATTCTGCTCTTGCCTTGTATCTATTTGCCACGTCGATCATATCTTGCATCGAAGGGTTTTCCTGATTCTCGCCAGACTTTCTTAATAGCCCTTTGTTATAAAACTGAAAAGATAAGCCCTGTGGTAACTCCGACATTACAAAATAAATCAATGTATCCACTATGTAATCGTCTAATAAAGTCGTCTGTAAATTTGTGTATGTATTGGCATCGACCGCCGTTTGTAATTCATTGTAAAGTGCTGATCCCAATGCAGGCAAAATATACATATCTTGCGCCGTCTTGATTTCAGGCAATACTAATTTTTCATCCACGTTGGCGTGCAATCCTGTTCTGTCCTTAATTGATTGGACTGATATAAATAAAGTGTTCTTGCTCATTATTTTTTTCTTGTTACTATGTTTGAAACCCATTGATGCCTACAACTTTCTGAAATTTTGCCATCATCATTCCACCAACCGCCCTTACGATCCCATACTGAATAACCTAATCTTGCACTCATTGATTCTATATCGCTACGGCTATAAACCTTGTTAGCGTCTAATAAAGCCACACAAAAAGGACGGCTTGTACCAATATCCGATTTACTAAAGCCTTGTATCCATTCATAGGAATATCTAATGAGCAACTCCGTTGTCTGCGGTTTAATCTTTTCTAAAATATCCTTTAAAGGCTCTGTCAAGGTATGCTCTGTAATCACGTTTTCATCAATCCCTGTACCTATTGTGTATTGCTTTGGTTGAATATGCCCATCATCAATCAATTTTTTAATCACTTGATTGATAGTATCCACGTTTTGATCTAAGGTACTCGCCAAAACTTGTGGCGTTATTCTTTTATCCTTAGCCATCAAATCAAGTACATTGGCTTGTAATTGGTTTACCTCTGCAAATAACTGATATTCAGAATCATCATTAAAGCGCGTTCTTGACTTCCAAATATTATATGTACCCTTATCCTCGCCAAACTCAAAAAACACGCTAAAATCGTCCTTAAATTGCGCAGATTGGACAACTGTAACGGCTTCCTCTGGGGCTTGGTATTTAGTCATATCAATACCCGCCTTTTCAAGCAACCATTCTTTAGGTGCAATTTCTTTTAATAAGTTTTCCGTAAACTCAAACCCAATCGGCTCGGTAGGGATAATATGCAACTCCGCGTTCTCAATACCTCTGTACTTAAATAGCATATTAAATACACTTTCAAGGTGCATTTGCTTACTATTAACGTAAGTATTTTTAAAGATTTCATATCCATCGCGCATTTCCGAACGGCTACCTAACTTACCTGCCTCTGCAATACCAAAAATAGACGGCGTTGTAATTTGATGCCCTGAAAATATATTAGTTTGAATCAAAGTATCCACGCGACCAAAGTCCTCTTTTGTAATATCTGAAGTTCCCAAATCGTCAACGATAGGCTTTCTTGCACTATCATTTACAAAAGCTAAAATAAACTTCTTGCCATCCGATCCGCTAAACCTATTTGTAAAGCGTTTTTCAATATTGCGCTTCTCATCATCCGAAGGCTCGCCATTAGGTAGGGTAATAAGTTTACTTGCAGAAAACCCTGTCTGTGCATTACCTAAAACGTGCTTAGATATTTCAATATCTGATTCTATGTAATTAAGCGCACCAAAATAACCTGGCAAAGAATAGTAACCCATATTTGGGCGGTATTCTTTTATGTAAAGAATGTGCTTGCCGTATGGATTAGCAGGATTAAAAGCAGGGTAAACCTCCGCCTTTTCATTCCTGTCTGCCCAATCCTCTTTATACCAAAATTGTGTGTTGTCTTTATTAGTACGAATCTTTGTATAATCACAATGCCAAATTTCGCTTAACTGACCTGTAACTGACCAAATGATTTCCAAATAATAACCCCCAAATAACTCGGCATCCAAAGATACCTTTCTTGTAAGATCCTCAAGGCTTTCCATTCTATTAACTTGATTAATAAAAGATTCCGCCTCTGGACTTCCTGTCCAACCATTCGCAGTAATATAGTGAACCTTGCTTTTAATGATAGCGTTGTGCTTGGCTGACTTATTAAAAAGTTCAACTAAGTAATTCGGGTAATCGTTGCGATCGCCATATTGAATGTAACCTTCGCCTTTCTTTTCTTTAAATTCAGGCTGCTTGGCTTCCGCAAATGTTAGTACTCTTAAATCCATTATTGTCTTATTTTATAAGTGTCCGTTGTAGTATATTCCGTGAAATTGAAAGGCG